CTATACAAGGTCTTTGTGTTCATCACCATCTAATACAGTGAAACCTTCTGGTCCACCGATTAAGTAGATAGTTACTTCTTGCTTATCTGTACCTTTGTTATCTATTACTGCATAGACATATCCTTTACCAGGGTAGCTTCCTAAGTATTTGCCTTGAGTTTTGATAGTTTCTAATGAGTGTTTCATAAGTAAATTCCTCCTAATATTGTTATTGTTCGTTTTTATTTCTAAATGAATCTAGTTACCTCCGGGTGGAAGTAGTAATGAATGCACGTAAACACGAATGTTAACCTGAAGCTAGTACAACATAATTCGATTAATAGTCATCACCTCCTTAAAAGCTACTTATTATCCCCAGTAGCAGGGGAGTGCTTATATACAGTTACGTGGGTTGTCCACTAACCACATCCATGGCAATAACTGCATAACATTATGTTAGGTATTCCACACCTAGAGCATTTCGCATACTATGTCCTGTATGACCGGCATATGTTAAGTGCCTACGCCAATAGGCGTTACACCTAGAGGCAGGAGTGGTCTATGGTGCAATCCCAAATGAGCCACGCCCACATTTGGCCCTTTGGGGGAGATTGCCTTATCACCCACACTTCACTCTTCCTGCGTTACGTATGGGTATATACACTTAGTTCTTAATACTCATCGTTATCATGAGATTCCTATTAAGCTCCAACTGTATATAGGTCACCACCATAGCGATTAAGCTAAGATGACGTTAGCAATACTTGCGAATAATGTGTAAGACATCACACCTGCTACCGCAGTTAGTAAGCTTGCTACTAATCCAGTACCTAGCACAATGACAGTACCCAGTGCTACATGTGTAGAAGCTAAGATAATACTAGATGGGATCAAGATCACCTTTGGTGCATTCAAGTTAGCAGACTTTAGTTCACTAGCACCTTTAAAGTAGATGTATGTTGCATATGCAGCAGTACCTAATAAGAACGCAGATACAGCACCCGGTGTAATAAGCCCTGCTACATATGCAATAGCAGTACCAACAATAGCTTGCTTCCAGTTTCTCTTAATGAATGTCTTCACTTTAGAAGCAGTTGAAGAAGATAGATCCTTCACCTTTGAGAATGAAGACTTGAATGACATTACAAACTTGCTTGATACGATACGTTCTTTCACTTGGATTGCTTTCACTTTTATTTGAGTCATAGTAGACTCCTCCTTTTCATTATTAGATTCAATAGTAGTGCTAGTAGGTTGAGCAGAAGAAAGAGTATTAAGATCCTTAGCTTTCTCTGAGATAGTGTTCATATCTAGTACTGCATCAGGGTTATCCATTACCTGTTGTACATTCTCTGCTACTGTTAATTGATCTACTGGTTTCATTGTTACTTCCTCCTTAGTATTCATATACGCTTTTACTTTGCTTATTGTATTAGGCATATCAGCAGGTACTGACATACATTGCATACCTGACTCATTAGTGTAATGTACTTCAACTCCTTCTTTAGCAGATGCAAGCACCATATGTAATTGATTGCTATCGCAATCCATATGCATGCATACAACATCAGATGCAGTTAGCTTTTTAACTGCATACTTAATGTCCTTCTGCTTCATTTCTTTTGTAATGTTTAATCTGTTTGTCATTTGTAATGACCTCCTTATGTTTTGTTTGCTTGGTGGCGATGCACTTCACAACCCACACACCTTCAGCAGCCAAGCCCTGCTCTGAGGGGGTGGGGCGACAAACGTCACCTAGGCATGATATGACACCACCACGTACCCCTCGCAAATTTTTTTATAGAAAATCCCCTATATAAGGCTTTCCCTAGGTTTGGTGCATCCTGAAAAATTTTTTACATATATTTTGGACGCTATAGAAGTGTTCCCTATGTTATAATCACATTATTGAAATGCATTACATTATTGATGACTGTGAGGAGTTGTAGTTATGTGTAATCAGTGTGAGGTATTAAAAGCGGAGAATATATCATTAGAAGAGGTAAATAAAAAATTAAAAAGGAATGTCACGCATCTGCGAAACGAACTACATAGCGAGCGTAAGGCCAAACAGAAGTTAATAAATAAAAATAAAAAGAAACAATATTACAAGAACGGAAAACGTGGATCACGCTTCAACGGATAACTGAAAGGGGATATAGAAATGAAATCTGATACATTAGAGTTAATAACACAAGCAGACATATTAGGGATTGTAGTAAGCTTATTTCCAGACTTAGTAGAGGATCATGCAATAGATAAGTGTAATGTTCATATTTCACACGAAGGAAAGGAATCTTACTTGGAATTGTCTATGTATAACCTACAAGAGATTAATCCATCTAATTCCTTTTATGGTGAACCTGTAACACGTAAAAGAATTCTGACACAAGAAGAATCGAACGAATTATATAACCATATAAAAAATATGACAGACCTACCGGATATGATTAAAGCGTTCCATACAGAGTTAGTAGGAGATGAAAGAATGTACGCATCATTCAATGTCGAATACATTCCAACAAAGCAGGTAAAACAATGAGTGAGTTAATAAAGGATTATCTAAATAAGGTTGATAAGATTCAAGGGATATATACACTTCGTGTAGATGAAAATGTAACGTATGAAATGATGAGTGAACTGATTAAAGCATGGGAAGGAATGGGTATGAAAGAACCATTACTTATTCTGCCATTTGCATTTGATATGAAGTTCCAAAAGCAGTATAGCTTTTATTTAGCAATGATGTTAGTCGGTACAAATAATAAGGTCACTCGTCATAAATGGGTAAGAGAAAATATAGCAAGTCGTCAAGGTGTACCGTATTTAGAAATGAGAAACAAAGAGATGATGAAATGCCTTTCAGGTACAGAAGAGAAGCTAGATGAAAATTACACAATAACGCACGAAGATATGCAAGCAGAAGACTGGATGATAGCACAATACACAAGGGAGAATGTTGTATGGAGTTAATTTCACAATATCGTAAACTAACAGCAAATATAAAAAAAGAACAAAAGATACTAAGGTTAGCAGGTTTAATTGATAGTTGGAACGCATTTCAAGAAGATGAAAGTTGGAGTGTTTCGGTTTTTGCTGGAAGATCATCTTGGAAGACATACAATATAGCACTAAAAGCTTTACGATCAAGACATAATTGCTTGATATTTGTTCAGGGTAAAGGTAGTGCGAATGTGCTGCACAGACACATGATGGAAATAAAGGAGAATAATCCTGAAATAGATTTTGTTCTCTCTTCAGAAGTAAGGTCAACACCTTATCATATGAGACTTAATAATGGCCGAGAAATAAGAATAATTCCACTTAACGCTAATACTATCCGTCGCTCTCAAGGTAGCAGAGGATTGAGGTTTGTAAATTGCGATGTGATGTTTGATGAGTTTGATGACGGTATAATGTTAGAAGAATTTCTACATTGGAATGAAACACGACTTAGTGATGCTCATCAGATTATTTGTGTAGGATCTATTACTATGAGAGAAGACACTAAAGGGAAAGAATGGTTTGGTAAATCACAATCACAGTATGCAATAGATACACCTAATGTAGAGAGAATATTAGTAAGCAATGAATATTCTAACTCTAATCAAAAAGAATTATTCCCAAGTCTTTTTGTGAATGAATATATAGAGAATGCAAAAGAAACAGCGTATTTTAAAGGATTTGCATCTTAGTTCAAGAAAAGATAAAGAAAAATATAAAAATGTATTGCAAGGCATTACAATATGTAGTATATTTGTCTCAAGGGTGGTTCGTAACTTCGGTTGTGAACATGATGTAATAACTAATCAACAACGGGTACTGCAATATATTCAACTTCTTCGTTTGAATCATATTCTTTAATTTTGGTGCATTTTTGCACCATTACACAGGCTTAGTGTAGTGGTAACACAGGGGCTTCCATGCTCCTATCGATGGTTCGAATCCATCAGCCTGTGCCATAAAATAACCGTATATAGCGCTGAAATGACACCGTGAAATTATTTCGTGTCGTGGTTTTTGCACAAGGTTTTCCACGATTAATAAGATAAAAAAATCTTTTAACATGCATCGTCCCATAGCTTAATTTGGTAAAGCACCCAACTCTTAGTTGGGAAGTCACTGGTTCGAAACCAGTTGGAGACGTCAATTACGGAGAGATATCCAAGTCAGGCTATAAGGAATCACTTTCTAAGTGAATGCGAAGGCACGTAGGTTCAAATCCTACTCTCTCCACCAAATATTATTGCCCAATAGCTCAGAGGTAGAGCGGTCGGCTGTTAACCGGCTTGTCGTAGGTTCGATCCCTACTTGGGCAGCCATGGACCTTTAGCTCAGCTGGTCAGAGCAGATGGCTCATAACCGTCAGGTCGTAGGTTCGAAACCTACAAGGTCCACCACATGGTCGTGTAGCTGAAGAAGGATATAGCGCTACTGTGGTTTACTGCAATTACTCACAGTGGAGGTTGCAAGTTCGAGTCTTGCCACGATTACCAGTCACTAGTAACTTCTTTGATCTTTTTCCGTAGCGTAGAGGGTTTGTCCATCCTCTACAGCATGCTCGGTGTAGCTTAATAAGTAGAGCGGGTGCAAGTATGCATCAATGGTGTTGGTGCAGTTCCAACCACCGGGCAACCAAGTACATAGAACAATTTTAGTAAGAACACACCTTCTTGGGGCCACACAGTACGGGATTTAGTTTTACCAATGGGAGGCAAAAGTGTCTCTCCTTACCCTAAAAGATATGAAGTATTTTTGTAACATCTCCTTTAGCTTCGTATCTTTTAGGGTGTGGAGTATCACACTCAATCCCTGCACTTTATTGTAATTGTTTTAGACGGTCAAATCGTATATCAAGTTAAGCACTGTAAGAGCTGATAACACAGGAAAAAGCACTGGTTTATACCGGTGCTTTTTTTGTGGCTTTTTGTCTAAATAATAAGTACGAAATATATTGCCAGTTTGTCCAAAATGTAGTAATATGATTTACATAGGAAAACAAATTATATATTTGTTGCATTTTGTTAACAAAAGTATACAAAGTTACACAAGGTGCAAAAAACGACAATGTTCTGGAGGTTGTAAAAATGAAAGCAGTAGCAAATAAGAAGGCAAAAGAGAAACAAACTACTTTAGTTGGTTTAGATGTAGGATTTGGTGCACTAAAATACATATCAAACGCACATCCATACTTAACAGCAATTCCTAGTGCAGTAGTTCCTGGAAAATATAAAACTTCTAATAAACTTGTTGGTTCAAAAGAAATCGACCCTGAAAATCTAGTAGTAGAAACAGAAGAGGGTACATTTACAGTTGGTCAATTAGCTTTAAAAGTTCCGAATACAACTACAAAACGTACAGTTGTAAGAGACAGAGCAAATGATGTATTCAGTAAAGTCTTATTCCAAACAGGATTAGGAATGGCTGTTCCTCATCAATCAGGCGAATATGATGTATTTCTAGTAACGGGTTTACCAAATAAAGATTTCGAACTATCAATTAAAGATAACTTAGAAGAGTTTTTAAATAAACCATTCACAATTAAATTCCCTGTAAACGGTGGAAATGAAATTGTAAAGAAAATCAATGTAGTTGGCTTAGAGATTATGCGTCAGCCAGAAGGTGCGGTTACTTATAACCAGTTTACTTTCAGCCCTGAAGAGTTCTTAATGCCAAGTGAAAATGCGAAAAACTTCATCGGCATCATCGATTGCGGACACTTCACAACAGACTATTCATTATTCCGTGATGGTGTAATTATGGAAGATGCTATTACAAGTAACTCAACAGTTGCTGTAAACGATGTATATAAGCGTCTGCGCAAAGTTCTAACAATTAAGTTTGATAAATTAGGATACACTGAGTATCAAGCAGAAGAGGAAGACTTAGACAACGCTGTATTAACAGGAAAAGTAGAATACGTTGAAGAGCATGATGTTTCCAAAGAAGTAGAAGAATGTGTGAAAACAGTTGCAAAAATCATTGCTAAAGACATTCTGGATGCATGGGGCAACGAAACAAACCGTGTGCAAACAATCCTCCTTTCTGGTGGTGGATCAGCATTATTCTCAGACGCATTGAAGCAAGAATTTGAAGACCGCAAGAAGCGTGGGTTTGAAGTACTTGATGTTGCACAATTCAGCAACGTATTAGGTTACTATATGTATGGTTGCATTGCTTTGACAGATGAAAAAGAACAAAGCGAAGTGTTTAGTGAGTTCGTGGTGCCCGTGTTTAGTTCAGAAGAAGAGGTTGCGGAGACTGAATAATGGCAGCAGAAAAATTAATTGCACGAATTAGAAAAGATGACCATATAATCCGTGAACACTTCGATAAGATTAAAACAAGCGACCATCCGTATGAGATTAGAAGATTGCTTGAGAAAGCGATCAAAATAGAGCAAGAAGAGCAGGAATTAATTGAAAAAGCGAAAAAACAATTATAACTGGATGCTATTTAGCATCCAGTTTTTTTATATGCTCTTGTATGCGAATGTAGATATATGAAGAAAATTAGTACAATTAGGATGTGGAGATACTGCACCACCTCACACAGGACCGTTTGGTATTGACAGGAGGATTGAGTTGAGTATCTCCTTTTTGTGTTATTTAAGTAAGGGAGGATTATTAGAGTGAGTGAAACAGGGCCAAAGACAGAAGTGGGATTACAAACAGTTTCTGAACATGCAGCTAATTTAGATCATTCATCATGGACATCAAATCCAGCAGCTGTTCAAGCTATTGAAATCGCAAAAAGATTAAGACAAACCAAACATGGTATGTATGCAGCCATCCCTATTATATGCAAGGCAGAGCATTGTCCATATGCAGAATCATGTGAATTACAGCAATTAGGAATGGCACCCTATAAAGAGAAGTGTCCAATGGAAATTGCTGCAATAGAAGACTTATTTAATAGATATTGCACAGACATGAATATCAATCCACAGGACCCTAAACAACAGGTCGATGCCCTTATGGTTAAGGAGTTAGTAGATTTAGATGTATCTATGCTTCGTTGCGATAAGAAAATGGCTATAACTGCGGATTTTATTATAGAGAACGTAGTTGGTATGAATGCAGATAACGAAGCGATTACAAGGCAAGAACTGCATCCTGTTACAGAATATAAGGATAAGTTACGTGCCCAAAAATATAAAACTTTAAATCTGTTGAATTCTACCAGAAAAGACAAAGAAGGTTCTAAAGTTCATGTTGTACATGATCCGTCTGAACGTGCTGCTCAAATGCTAAAAATCCAACAAGATATGAAAATATTAGACCAAAATGAAGAAGATGCAGAGCAAGCATATTACGACAAGATGAAGAGATTGGGCAATGATGCACCAGTTATTGAAGTTGAGCCGATATTACCAAATGAGTAGGAGGGTGATAGCGAATGATACGTTTAAGGCCATATAAATATCCTAAGTTAGATATCAAAGGAATAGGAAGCTCGGCTAAAAAAACAGGAGAAGGTTTAGTTAATTCTACAAAAAAGAATTTTAATCTGAAGGAGCCATTCTTTGAAAAGGCAGAGCATCGTGATGTCAACAACTTGTGGACAGGATATCAACTAGGTGGAAAAGGCAGAGCAGCATCTACGTTAGGATTATTAGGGGTTGGGGCTGTTATGGTTTCAAATCCAAGAGCTGTACAAAGGCAGTATAACGAAACATTCATTTTACCAGAACAAGCGAAGGAGCAGGATGTTGAATCATTAATTTCAACTAGAGGGGATTCGCAAGGGTATCAAGCGTATGGCGGTATGACGGGTAATCCTAATCTTCAGGCATCGGGGGATTTGGTGTTTGCTTTGCATAAATTAAGGCATGGAGGGTAATTCGTATGGCAGGTGTACAACGAGAGCCTAATACGGCTCAAAGCAGAATAGAGCGGCTTAGAAGCGCCAAGTCGGGCGTAGGCACTAGGATTGGCGGAAATATATTAAATCACGGATTCATTGCCTTTGACTCGTATTCCCGCATTAAAGATGGTGAGTCCGCTCCGGTTGCAGTAGGTAAAGCATTGTTAACCAACGCAGCATTCTCATTGGTTCCTGGCGGTATAGTTGGCGCTATGGCGGTAGGTGCTGTAATGGCGGCGCCGGAAATTATGAATCAATTAGATGTAGCGGCTGGCGTTATGAATCAAAAGAAGAAACAATTCGGTGGGAATTTCCAACAAACTGAATCGCAAATGAGTATGATGCAAACAGGTCTTTCTAATATGCAGAATGCAAGAACTCATTTCGCTAGACGTATGGCAAACCATGCAGCTGGAGCGCAAAAAGTCTATTAAGAATGTGAGGTGATAAGGAGTGTATTTGGATAGCAATCAGCCTTATCAAAAGGTTTCGCAAGATAATAGCTCTATAAGTGGTGGATGGATTGGGATGGGTGTTGGTGCATCGGTAGGCGGTTTGGGTGTGATGGGCGCAAGAAGAAGTTTCAATAACATCGATAAGAAGTCTGAAAGGAACTTATTAAGTGTAGAAGCCATGCAACAGAATGCAGAAAATAAAATGGCAAAAACACAGATTAATCATCAAAAGCGTACCGAAAATATTGGACCAAGACGCTGGCAAAAAAATAAATATAATACGACACTAGATCGTGATTATATACAAAAAGTTGATGAACAGGTCAGCCGAAGAAGACAAAAAATAGAAGAGAAATACGACAAGAAAATGAATGCGCATATTGAGAATTTAAATAAGGTTTCAGAAAAAAGAGAGCGATATAATCCTGAAACGATGCGTGGGAAACACGTTTATAGAAAGATGGGCGGCTGGAAAAATGCTGCTATTGTTGGTGCGAGTGCTGTTATCGGTGGTGGTATTGGCGCATTAACTGATCATTTATCAGACTAACATAAAGAAAGGGTGAATTTAGTATGCCAAATCCTTATTTAGCAAGTAATCAACCGTATCAGAGAGTAGACGATGGAATAGGAGCAGGATTTGTGGCTGGTGGTGTTGTAGGTGCCGCTGCTGCAGGAACAGCTCATAAATGGGGTAAACAAGGTATTGATGCATTTAGTCAAAGAAGTTCTCTTAAAACAGCCAATAGTTTGGCAAACATGTTAGGAGCTAAGAAAAATTTAAAAAGTGGACGAGCTGCTGCTGAAACAATTACTAACGCACATAAAGCTCAAGAGTCAAAACATGCTCGTAACATGAAAGTGGCATCCAAAGCTGAAGGTCTTCATAATAAAGCGTTTGGCGGTGGTTGGAAAGGTAAAGCAATAGCATATGGTGGATCCGTATTAGCCGGTGGAATTCTAGGAGCTGGCGTAGATGCGATGAGTGATTAATTCTATAGTGGGAGTGATTTAAATGGCAATGGAAAGTAATCGCCCAATGCAACGGGTATATAACGGCGGAGATGGTATATGGGATGGCGCCGCTTGGGGATTGGCAGCAGGTGCTGGCGCTACAGCGACTGCGTATGGCGCATCAATGTATGGCGCACAGCATCTATCTACGTTACGAATGAATATGGCTAGTAGAGCTCAAAATAGATTACTAACTAAGAATAAAGATGTACAACCAAACGAAAGAAAATACGGTGAAATTCAGCGTAAATTAACTAACATAAATAAACGGGCTGACAAGTTTGTAGGTGCAATGGATAGTGTCCACAACGCAGGCAAGACAGTCTTTAAAGGTAAGCGTGGACTAGCTACTGCTGGTGCAGGCTTATTAGGCGGTATGATTATTGGCGGGGCTGTAGATTACATGAATTAATAAGGGATTGATTTTGATACTCTGCAACATTGCTAAGAAGGAATGATTGTATGAGTACAGCAGGAAACGTAACAGACCAAGAACTAGATTCTCTTGAAGCAGAAATACGTGCCGATCCTGTAAAGTGGGCCTATTGGAAACTCAAAGATCCAAAGGGGAATCCATGGAAAGCTCGATGGTATCAAAGAAAAATGATACAGGGGATTTTAAATGGTGATAGGCGCATAGCGGCACGCATGGGTCGTCGTGTAGGAAAAACAGAGACAATGGTTGTATTCTGCCTATGGTACGCATTTCATCATAAAAATGCACGTTTATTGATTACAACACCATACGAACATCAGGTTCGCTTAATCTTTATGCGTTTAGCCGAATTGGTTCGAGATTGCGATGAATTAAATACTTCCGTAAAGATGACAAAGAATCCGTTCATTGCAGACTTTGGAAACGGTAGTAAAATCATGGGTTTCACAGTTGGTGCTACAGCTGGTAATGCCGGTGCTTCAGTCCGTGGACAAAGGGCAGACTGGATTTTCATGGATGAGATTGACTACATAAACCGAGATGGTATAGATGCTGTAACAGCTATTGCGATGGAGGATCCAAGACGTATAGGTATTTGGTGTTCTTCTACTCCAACTGGTAAGCGTGACTTCTTCTACGATGTTTGTACGAACCCTGATACAGGTTATAAAGCTTATCACTTCCCATCTCATGTTAACCCAGACTTTGATGAAAGAATGGAAGGCGAACTTCGTGCAACTATGACTGTACAAGGTTATATTCATGAGGTTGAAGCGGAATTTGGTGAAGAGACAGTAGGGGTATTTAGCAAAGCAGCGGTAGAGCGAGCAAAATCACAATATATGTACTCCTATAGAGAATTGAATGTATGGGAGCAAGAACAGTTCAAGAAACAAGGCTATTCGCTGGATGACATTGTGTACTTTCCAGAGTATACTAGAACCAATCAAGCTCCTCCTGCACATCGTATTGTCGGTGTTGACTGGGATAAATTCGCTAATGCGACACAGATCATTGTTACAGAATTTGACGAGTTATTAAAGAAATTCAGAGTAGCAAAACGATATGAGATTCCTCGTGGAGATTTCACATATGATCATGCTGTTCAAAAACTTATTGAAATAAATGAAATATGGGACCCGAAATTCTTCTACATAGATGCAGGGCATGGTGAGTATCAAATTGAGATGCTCCATAAGTATGGATTAGAGCATCCAGAAAGTCGTATGCATCAAAAAGTAAAACGAATTCAGTTCTCTCAAAACATAGAAATAATAGATCCAGGTACTCGTGAGGTAGATTATAAAGATGCGAAAAACTTTATGGTAAACCAAACAAGTATATTACTAGATAGAAATCAAATTGTTGTTTCGCCATTCGATGATATGGTATGGAAACAAATGATGGATTATCAGGTTGTACGAATTTCTCAATCTGGTAAACCGATATACACTTCAGAAAACGAACATGCTTTAGATGCATTTATGTTAACGATATTAGGATTCACAATAGAATTCCCGAATATTACTCAAATTCTTGAAGAAATTCAGGTAGCAAGAAAGGCATTACCTATTAAGAATAATATGCAAGAATCACTTCAAGAAAAAGTGTTTGGTGGTTATAGGGATGTATATGGGAATCAGAAGATATCTCGTGAAAAAGAGGAAAAAGATAATCCAAACTGGCACTGGAATCAAGTATCACTAGGATATTCTAAAAACAAGAGTACTACTGTACCTTGGGGTAAGCGAGGTTCTTCGAAAGGAATCGGATTTGCAAGGAGTAAATTCTAAGAGGTGATAATGATGAAAGAAGTAAACTATGAGTTATGTAAAAAGTGCGAAAAGAATATGAAAAAAGCTGGCATTCTTGGTGTAACAACTGAAGATATGTACAAGCAAAACGTTGAATTCGGAATGGATGTCGGATTACCTCTTTTAGAAGAAGGTTGTGACATTCAACGAAAGTCAAAAGAAAAAGTATTAGGTTCTACAATTCGCTTAGTTAAAGAGAAATCAGAAGAATATTTTGCAACAATTCAAGAAGGTAAAGTAGTTTCATACCGAACATTAACAACTGAAGAATTAACAGCAAAAGATTGGAAGATTGTTAAGCTACCTGCATAGCTGAAACTTTGGAATGCCTGAAGTAATGCGTTGTCCCCTTTAGGGTGGAAGGCAAAAAATATCCCTGTATCCTTTTTTCTTTGGCTAATCTTTCAATACCCTTTTTTACTTGCCCCTGTATGATTACAGGGGCTATATTTATGTAACAAGGAGTGATGGTTTATGACAAAAAGTTCTTATGAATTACTATATGGTTCAAGAGGTATTGATACTGAATATGAAAGGGAGAAAGTAGAGTATAGGCCTAATATCGGGTACACAAAAGAAGTAGTTATACAGAACTTACAACCTGAAGTTAAGAGTATTATTGAGCGTTCTCGTAGATTTACAGTTTCACAAAGTCTATTAGACTATGATGAATTAATTAAAGAGATAGATATAATTCTTAAAGATCTTGAAAAAAGGAATGATAAAAAGCTAATTGATAAATTAGTTGAACATCTGAAACAAAAGAGAATTAAAGAGGCGGCACTATTAGAAAAAGAGCAGTGTGGCTACAAGCAAACTGGTGATTTAGAAATATATAGTCTTTTGTTTAATATAAAAGAGTCTATAAGTGCTCAAAGAGAGTTTATTGATAACAGATTCAAAGTGCAATTTACAGATGAAACAGATTTAGAAAAAATAGAAGCAGCCGAGTTGAAATCGATAGATGACTGGGAGCTATTAGAAGCGCAAGTGCTAGAGGGATATAGTCTTTTAGCCGAGCACGATGAAGATGACGAACAACCAATCATGGATGAAAATTTGTTCCCTAATATACAAGATTTAAATTATGATGTTCTGGCTCAAATTGAACAGGATAAACGGAAACAAGAAATATTTCATACAACATTAGCTGATACAGCTTATATTCATAGAAATAGATATTTCATGATTCTTAATATAATAGAAAAGTCTAAGGTGCTTGTATATAATTCTAAATCACTAATTGATAAGAACTTAAAAGGGCTTATTTTAAGCTTAAAGGATCTAGGGGATTTAAATATAGCAAAAGCTCATTTAATCCTTAATTTTAACGATATACAAGATCAGCATTTGAGTATCAAAGGGAGAATGAGTACTTTAGATAAGGAGAAAGAAATATTTGCATCGGAGAAGCATTATCTACATCAACAGCTAGAAGTAAAGACAACTGAGCCATTAAAGAATTGGCTCTTTGAACAAGAAGAACAGATGAGTGGATCAATGGATTTATTTGCCCATTACATGATTGATTCTATAGATAACGCAAAGCAAACTTACGATTCAAATATGGCAGATATACTAAACTTCTATAAATCAGAGGCTGATTTCTATGAACAACAAACCAACTTTTTAAGAAGCAAAGAGGAAATAAGAAGATTTTACAGGATTTTAGAGGATTTAGAAGGTGTGCAGGAAATTCACAGCGCATGGGCTGAAGAGTATTTAAAGGCAGAGGGATACAGCATTTAAGTGAATGTGTAATGCAATACAATAAAATGTATAATAATTTTGAATCAAATAAATTAGTAAATAATCAACTTATATCAAAGTAAAGGGGGTTTCATTCTTGGCGAAACTCTTCAATAGAATTATTAAAAGTTTTACGCTCAAGAATGCTCCCTCTGGCGGTAAATCTAGTGGAGCGGGATCTTTTAATCGTGATCCTAAGGCTATGCAAGTAAAACGTGTTGGTTATCAATTAACTGAGAGTGGCGGTGGTGGTGGCCGAGATAACTTCGAGGGACCACAAGCTGACTTCAATATTATTGATACTGCTATAAAAAGGGATTCCTATATTATGCAGTCGATGATGAAGTATAGTGAATTAATCTTTAAAAGTGGTTGGCACTTTCAAGGGAAGAATGAACAAGCCCTTTTGTATTTAAAACTACGTTTAGAGACAATGGCCGTTGCTACTTTAATTCCAACGGAGGAACTATTTCAAGGAATAGCTGATGATATCGTCAGATATGCAAATTGTTTTATTGTTAAGGCTCGTGCTAAAGGTGGACAAGGGTTGCCACCAGGTTTAGCTGCCTTACCTGTTCCTCCTAGTAAAGATCCTATTGGAGGATACTTTAGATTACCACCTAGTACAGTCACAATTGCACGAGATAAAAACGGAACTGTTACTAAATATAAGCAAGAAGTTCAAGGAGCAGATAAACCAATTGAATTTCGTCCTGAGGACATCATTCATATAGCAGTTAATAGACCAGCTGGAAGACCTTTCGGGGACCCTTGGATTGCTCCAGTTTTGGAGGATGTAAGATTACTTCGAAAAGTAGAAGAGAATGCTGGGTTATTACTATATAGACATATCTTCCCACTTTTAGCTTATACAGTTGGTACTGATAAACCGGGACAACAAGCAACAGATACTGAACTAACTGAGTTGCAAAGTGTGATTGAAAACTTGCCAACAGATGGTGCAATTCTTCTTCCAGAGCGTCATAAAGTTGAAGCGATTGATATTAGTACAATTGATGGAAGACCTTATTTAGATTATTTTGAGCAGCGTGTATTTACAGGACTTGGCATGAGTCAGGTTGATATGGGTCGAGGGGATACTGCAAACAGAAACACAGCAGATGCCATGAGCGGTATTAAAGCTGATCGTGTTAAAGGTTGGCAGAAGGCACTACAAACTCAAATTGATAAATATATGATTGATGAAATTCTAATAGAAGGTGGATTTGATCCATTAGTTAACCCAGATTTTGATATCAATTTTGTGTTTGATGAAATTGAACAAGAGAAGAAGATAGCGAAAGAAAATCATGCGCTATTAATGTGGAATTCTAATATCGCTACATGGGAAGAAACTCGCATAGAATGCGGACGTGAGCCTGTTGCTGATGAATCTCGATTAGCATTTCAAATGATTGGTGCTACTACTACTGATGCAGAAGTAGACAATAAAAACGCACCAGAAAATCAGAATGGAAAAAGAACAGCCCCTAAGAAAAAAACAGAAGCACTTCAGGAATCGGTATTCAATCATATTCCTATTGAAAGATATGATTCTTTAGATGAATCGCTACAATCTCACTATCGTATTTTAGAAAGTGATGTAATGGGAGTAATTGAATCTCTTCTTAGTAAGGAGCAATTTCCGTTGCATGACAATAAACAATGGGCTGCACCTATACATTTTAGCAAAGAGAAGATGCTTCATGTGATCCAACAAAGTACACAATACGCTTTGTCAGAGGGTGTGCAAAAAACAAAAAAAGATATGGGTAGAAAATCTACTCCTAAAGTAAATTATAGCCGCTCTCTTAGAGTAATGAGGGAATACGCTTCAGAGTCTATTGATAGACTTGAAGAATCCTTAAAGGCTTCCATATCTCTTAAATTAGAGTCATGTAAAACGAATGAAGATGCTTATCTTGCTGTAAAAGGTGTTTTTCAATCATTAAAACATAGACTATCTCTTATGAGTAAAGTCATGATTGCAAAATCATATAACTATGGATACATATTAGCATTAATGAAATGCGGAGAATCACATGCGAAATCGTTATACGAGGGTGATTGTCTAATTTGCCAAGAGAACTCTCAAGAATCTATTAATCTAGAGCAATATGCATCTTTAGATGAAATAGCTATATTCTATCGGATTCCTCCGTGGCATCCGAATTGTGCATGTGAAATTACACATATCGGAGGGGGTGAATAATCAATGTATACACTGCAAGAACATCAATCTAAGAAGCTAATTACTGGTGATAATCTTATTGAAAGTGCTGGGATAATCGGGAAGATTAACCCTGAAACAGTATTAGCCTTAAATGAGTCTGCAAAAGGAAAAAGTAATCGTAAGTTAATTGTACAAATGGAAGCAATTCACGTAGGACGTACAGCTAACTATACTTTTTATACTGAAGAAGGCTTAAAGAATGGTTTATCTACTTGGACACATCCATATAACAAGCCAGTATTAACGCATCATGACGCACATAGAGGTGAGCCTGTCGGTCGTATATTGAGAGCTGAATTTGCTGAATCAACTATATCTGGCAGAAAAGGACTAATCTTTACTTGTGAAATTACAGATCCAGATGCTGTTGAAAAGGTTCTAGATGGGCGTTACACAACAGTATCAATTGGCGCTACGACAGACAAAGTATCTTGTAACATCTGTGGCACGGATAGAACAAAAGAATGGTGTGAGCATTGGCGTGGTGAGGAATATGAAGGACAAGCTTGTCATTACATAATCGGAACTACATTCGGCCGAGAAGTTAGTTATGTAAACGTTCCAGCAGATGAAAATGCAGGAAACTTCTCAGTAACTGTCTCTGACGAGGATGGGAATAAAAACGAACATACTCAAGAGCATGCATCATTACAAATCTTCCAAATTGCAGAAGGTTTAATGCAAAGTGTTAATCGTCCTGATGTGAACTTATATGAAAGTGCAAGTGATGATGTAAAGCAACTTGTAAATGGATTATTAACAATAGATGAAGGGGGTACTCCAAACGTGAAATATAAGTTAAACGAAAGCGGTCAAATCGTTGATGAAAACGGTGTGGTTGTAAATGTTGCAGAAGCTGCAAAAATGCAAGCGGATTTAACGCAAGCGCAAAATGAATTAACTGCTGTAAAAGGTCAATTATCAGAAGCGCAAGCCACACTATCAAATATGGTTATTGAGAAAACAAAAATTGAATCTCAATTAACAGAATCTCAAGGGGAAGTTACTCGATTAACAAACGAAAATGCTGATTTAGTAGCTAAAGCTCATAAGTCTCTCGCAGAAAAAGTAGTAGACATGAAGTTAGCTTTACGAAAATCGGATGTTGTTGGTGTTTCTCATGAGGAAGCTGTAGAGGCTCATATTAAACGCACAGAAGAATCATTAAATGATGCAGTCAAAGACCTGCAAGTAGAAATGCAAAACACAACAGCAGTTCGTGGTGCAGTTCCAAATCCGGGTGGTGCTGGTGCTGACAATAATCCAAATGAACATGATGATAATAACAAAATGGGCGTAGAGGAAGCGGTAGACATGTTCAGTGGCATGTTTGGTCGTAAACGTAAAAAATAATAAGGAGTGAAATGAAAATGGCATTATTCGGCGGAGTTACAGGACCTTTGCAAGATACTCCAGATCAGAAATTTAGAACAAACACAAAACTTCAAGCTGGTACGCATGATTCTCCAGGTGAAAAATTCTTAGTCGATCCACGTTTACCACGATTATTTAGATATCATTTCGGTGGCGATGGTTGGGTAGTTATTCCTAAAGGACGTGTAGTTGCACCAGCTACAAATGGTGGTAAAAACGATGATGGTCGTTTTGATGACTTTGATGCAAACGTTCCTTACAATGCAATAACACTTGCTAATGGCGGTAAAGACGTTGAAGAGACAGGTCGAGACGGTGAGCGTTATACTCGTTCTGCAAATATACCAATTGGTGTAGCTCATGCAAACTTATACGAAGAATTCGTAGATGGTTTCAATGGAATGCAGCCAACAATTGAAAATGAAATTTATATCGAACTACCTTACATATCAAATAAGGAAGATGCTTATGAACTTCACTGGGGCTGCTTCTATGATACGGATATTACTCGTCCAGTAAAAGCTGGTGACTTTGTAATGGCAGATGAACAAGGTTATGTAATTAAAGCAGACTTTGAAAAAATCCGAACTGATATCGATAATGCAGCTGATTTACCTGCATTAAAAGGCATCTTGAAAGAACAATCTCGTATGCAAGAGCAAGTATTCGGCCAAGTTTGGGCTGTCGAAACAAACCTACCACCACAAGGTTGGTTAAAATGGGTAGGATGGGCTGACGAAGATATGAAAAACGATGATTGGAAAACAGCTAGTGGAGCTCGTACTTCTGATATCGGATCACAAGATGGATTCCCAGGATATCCTTATGAAAAGTCATATCGTAATTGGGATACTCGTTCTAATAAATATTACCCACAAGGAATACCAGGATTAACAAATGGTTCTAATATTGAAGTGCCGTTCAAAGATGAAGTAATTGGTCAAGTTAATGTTGGAGTTAGTGGTCGTCATGATTTCTTCTTACTTCACACGCCTGCAGTTGAAGGTACAGTCGAAATTAAAGTTGGCGGAGAAGTAGTTAAGCCAGAACATGTAGACGTTACATCTGGTCGTGTTGTATTGTCGTTTGACAACAGCAAAGGAACAACACCTAAAGATGTTACAGCAACATATAAAGCTACAGGACAACTACCTGGTGTGCCAACAGGTTGGGACTTTAAAGGCTCAATTGGTGCGATTCGCATCATATTACAGAAGTAAGAAGGAGGAAATGAAAGATGAAGCAAATTAATGAACATCAACTATCAGAAGAGTCAATTAAAATTTTAAAACGCATGCAGCGTCAATTAGATCTAAATGAGGATTGGACACAAATCCCTAAAGATCAATTGGTATCAGTAACAGAAGCATTAACAACTCAAGATGCTAGTATCTTAATTCCTCGTGTAATTACAGGTATGATGCGTGAAGCAGCAGAACCAATGTATATCGGTTCAGATTTATTAGAAAAGGTTCGTTTAACTGATGGTCGCTCAATTGAATTCCCATCTATCGGGGCCATGAGAGCACATGACATTGGTGAATCTCAAAGTTATCTAGAAGAAACTGTAGACTTCCAATTACACCGCACTCAAGAGGTTAAAGTTGGTAAGTCAGGTATGGTTGTTCGTGTAACGGACGAGATGATTAACGATAGCCAATGGGATGTAATTGGTATCCTTGTTCGCAAAGCAGGGGAAGCAATGGCACGATTAAAAGAGGAAAAAATCTTTACTCAATTCTCTAAACATGGTCATATCGTATTCGATAATGATATCCGTGCAAAATATGCTGAAGCTGGTACAACAGGTATGGATATAGAAGGAAACTTCAATAACACAATGTCTACAGAAGACATGATTGACCTATTCATTGCATTAATGGCTAATGGATACACGCCTTCTGATGTACTAATGAATCCATTATGTTGGTCTGTATTCTTTAAAAATGACATTATGCAATCATTAACACATGCAGCTCTTGGTGGAAGCCAAATTACAAACTTACAAATCAGTCCTGATCAAGTACAAGGACGTATTCCGTTCTCTATTAATCTTAACTTTACACCATTCGCTCCATTCAATTTTGAAACGAAGAAGTTTGATATGTATGTAGTGGATCGTAAAAATGTTGGTATTTTACTAGAAAAAGATCCTTTAACTACAGAGCAATTTGATGATCCAATGCGTGATATCCAAACTATCAAAGTTAAAGAACGATACGGTATCGGTGTTTTAAATCAAGGTAAAGCAGTTGCAACTGCACGTAACCTAGCATTTGAAAAATCATACCCAGCTCCAGATCGTGTGAAGTTAGTATCTTAATATACTAGGAGCAGCTGAATAGGCGGGCGAAATCATACTCGCTCGCCTATTATTTTAAGTTAAATGAGGAGGAAAATATGCATGCCTGAATTAAAAGTCGGCCTTGCGCCAAATAAAACAAGTTATTTTGATCCTATTAAAAATCTGTATATTACATTAGCTAATCCTGTGCAGTCTGTTCATTTTACGGACCATAAAGAGTTATCAAATATCTGTCATGCCTTATGTGCATCTGTTCCAGCATTAGTTTTATATGAAGGTAAATTACCTCAAGAAGCAATTGATGCTTGGGAAGCTAAGTATAAGAAGCCATTTAATACTGATATGTCTAAGACAGTTAGAGGACTAGATGGCAACATGGTTGCAGCAGCAAAAGAAGCAAATCGTGCATTTGATCGCCCAGAAAAAGTAAATAAAAAATCTGCTGATAATTCAAAGAAAGAAGTAACTGAAGAAAAGGCAGGAGAAGAAAAAGCACCTGAGGATTCTAAAGAAGAGATTAAAACTGCTAGTGTAGAAGAGGAACCAAAAGCAGCACCTAAGAGTAAAACTCGTAAAGCAAAAGCGACAGAAGAAGAATAATACAGGAGAGGGGGCATAATGTATGCTCGAATCGTTGTTTTCTGAATATGTTGAGATTACATGTTTAGCAAAGCCATTTCCTGTTGTTGCTCATAAGCCTATAAACGATAGATTATTTAAACATATTACCTTTATAGAAGATGAATCTGATATTACACTTCGTTTAACTCCGGTTCACATTGGTCAATTAAAAGTAAATACATTAGTGCAGAAGCAAATTTCACTAGAATCTAGCGATGAAGCTGTATACAGAATTAAATCAGTGCTATCTAAAGAGGATAACGGAGTTAATGAGTCATACTGGGTTAGTCATAAGCAATCAGAGTATGATAATGCCATTTCATTTAACCAATATAGAGCACATGGGGTTTCGGATAAAGGGCTAAAAAGTGATTGGGTCTATTCAGATATTAAAGACGAAGATGGGAAAGAAGTTATTTATAATATGATTCATGATGTTATAGATTTATTGTTAACAGCTAACGATAGTCAGATTGAAACATACATGGAGTATATTACAAATGATGCTTTTATAAATATCATAAGAGAAATGCATCCTAGCTTATTTAAAACACTTAATACAAGGGAATTAAAGAAAGTATCAATGAAAGAAATCCTTCACGTAATTGGTAGCAAGTCAGGACATCATATACAGGAGCAATTTATTTCTCAGTTAGGTGAATCATTTGCAATGATATCTAATTTCCTAACAACTAAGTTTAATGAAGAACTGATGTCTTCTCCGGAAGAATTTGCGCAACTTCTGAAAATCTATAAGATTTTTGATCAGTACCAAAATACAAACAAGGACTTTGTTGAAATGGTTCTTCAGTATTTCTTAGTAGATTCTATGGAGGATTTATTCGAAAAGACTGATATTGAAGTAATATTGCAGAATGAGGAAGAAACAGGCATTTATCTGAATGGTGAGTATAAATTGGATATCAAAGGCGAGTTAATAAAAGCAGTAAGCTCTTTATCGCTGGATGACCATTTTGTCTCTAAAGTGCAGGATGCAGTACAATTAATATCAGAGCCCATTATATTTGAAAATATTGTGGCTAAAAAAGATGAAAGTGTTGCAAGGTATTTAAGAATGGCGTTGCGTACTGTATACGCTCCGTTAACTGCAATGGATGTTCGACTTATGGAGTTGGATCATGAATTAGATGATCTACATAAATCAAACTCTTATAGCAGTCTACTTGAATTTACAACAATTGATGATAAAGACTATGAAGTTCGCAACTTACTTGTATATGATATTGTTGAATCTTTAATTAGACATGACACAGATTTGCAAACCTTGTGTGAGACGGAAATTTTAGAAAGAATTATTAAGTTATGTGTAGATCATAGATTGAATATGTGGGTAGACTATAGTTTTGAAGAAATAGTAACTGTGCTTTTAGGTGTAGGTGAATCTTTTGAGCATGAGTACAACAAATATATTAAATCTATTGAAGAGCGCAAAACTGTTCATTCTATTGATTCCTATAAAATTGAATCTACACTTATCAGTCCATTAAAAGAAGCATTTTCATCAGCCTATAAAGAAATGCTACATATAAAATCAACAAGTCATCCGTTTATTCAAAAAGAATCCCAGAAAGTAAGCTTAGTAGAAAGTATTCATACACATTACGAGACTTTTAAAAGTGAAATTAAACAACATATCCAAACAAACATAAATGAAAAAATTACACATCAATCAGATTACTTCAAAAGACTTATAGAATTATGGCCAATTACCCTTAAAGATATGGCTATTATTAATCATGAAATGCAAGACTTATATCCCAACGAGTCAGTTCTAATGCTATTAGAAGATACTGCAAATGCCTTAGATATCAATAAGTATTTTAATTACAGAGAAGCAAAACAGTTTTCAGAAGAAGATACTTATTACAACTTATTTAAGCATTACTTGAGGAATCCAAATAGATATAGGTACTTAGAGAAGTTTGATGCTGAAGTTCAGCATAATCCAAGAGATGTGTTTATCATAGATGGTTCAGACGTTGTTCAATATGCTTTAGGTGAAATGGAAAATGGCTGGAGTTTAGGGTTATTTAAATTGGGCGTAAATACCTTAAAAGGAGAAGTGAGCGAATCATGAGTATGAAAAGTATTCAGGCGTTATTAGGGCTACTTCCAGATGGTCCTAAAAAAGAAGCTCTAAAGCGAAAACTGGAAAGCAATTTATCAAAAAAGAAACAGCGAGGGGGAGATGGCTTGCGTGATTCATTCGAATTAACACCAAGAGGTCATATAAAAATTGAAGAAATTGATTCAGCTGGTAAGGTAGTTGGAGTGTTAGCTGACCAAAAGAACTTAGTTTTAAATGGAGCAGAGGAAATTCTGTTACGTGCATTTTCAGGGGATCCTACCCGTGTATTATATAAAAACCGCATTCCTAAAGCTTCTACAGGAACAACTAATAAAATTTATATTGCTGAATCGAAATTAAAAAAAGTTCCTTTATTTGATGGGAACCAACTCCTTCATGCACCTAACTTATTATGGGCAGAAGTAAACGACAATGATTTCGAAATCTCATATGGTTACTATCCTGTAACTCTTTACATCAAAGAAGAGGTATCTGGTGAATTAGGTAAAAAAGCATTTACTCTTTCAAAAACTCCAGCTGCAGATCGTGTTGCACTATCAGCAGAAATCTACTCAGGATATACAAATATGTTCATCGGTATCGGCGAGGGAGAGAACTACAAAGTTCCATTTACTGATAATCGATTAACTTTATCGAAGGGCATTACAGTTTCTAATGAAAAGGCAAAAGCAACGCTTGAAGGCGAATCTGTCAAGTTTAAGCAAAAGATTAGTAACTTTGTCTTAGAAGTAGAAAAGTCTAATAAAGGTGCTCAAATTGACATCTTTGTAAACGATGTTTTAAAAGAAACAATTGAAACGTTAGATAGTGAGCTTTCTGAGCCAGTTGTTCATGAATTCAAATATGATGGATTTGATAATACATCAGAAACAGAAATTAAAATTGTTCATTCCGGTGCAGATTCAGGTATAAGCAATCCAGAAATGAGCATTGTTGCTGTTCGATTTGATGCATTATCAAAGAATATGAATGGACTACTTAAAGAGATTACTAACTTTGAAACTGAGTTTGTAACACCAGCTGCTTATAATACAACACCAATGGGACCTTTTACTATACAAATCCCGAATCATCCAATAAAAGAAGGTACTGTTAAGGTATCGTATGAAGGTACAGATTTCACGGAAGTAAAAGATCGCAATCAATTAAATGATTTAACATATGTAGTTGACCATATGCGAGGTATTGTTGAATTTAATCGTGCCTTAACAGGCGTAATGGTTACGTATTCTATCACTGGTGAAATTTATGATAGTGAAATGGTTTCTACTATGATTGATGATAACGTATCTAGAGAAGAGACAAAGATTCTTCCTGTTACAAATGAAGTTCCTTCAGGCACTCTAAATTCTTCAAACCGTATCTTTAAGTTATCTCAAACGCAAATACAAGATGGAACATTGCTTGTAAAAAAAGGCGGTGCGACCTTATCTAAAGGTGACTTTGAAAGTATTGATTTAACTAAGGGTACATTTACTTTGGTTGTTGCACCAGCTTACAACGAAAAAATTATAGTAGATTACTCTTACAGTAAGACAATGACAGTGAAAGTTCCTTGTAATAAATATAAAACTGAGTATGCCTACAATAAAGAAACAGTTCGTATTATTGATCAATCAGGAAACGCATTAGAGTTAGTAGAAGATGTTGCAGACTTTGGTGATGGAAAATACATGTTTGATGCCACTGATAAGAAGTGTATCAATTTATCCAAAAATAGTGCGAACGGTACAGCGATTTCTTATATCGAAATCAATTACCGCTCTGCGGAACGACCTGGGGTTCCAACAAATTATACTCGTGCAATTGTTGAAAAACCGAAGACAGTGAATGAGTACCCTTGGTTTGAATTAGATAAAGGTTCCGTAAGATTCGTAGCTGAATTCCCAGAATTCAAGCCAGCTCATAATATTACAATTCGTGAAATGGGACTATTTGATGGACCTCGTGTTGATGATAAAATCGCCGGATTCCGTGAGTACCCAGTTAAGGCATTCTCTCTTGTACGTGTAGGTGACACAAGAAAAGATGTAAATACAGGTATTCGTATTACATGGACAATTACGCTTCTTAATGAAGGCGGAAAACCATTCATGGGTGGAAAAAACTAATAGAGAGGTGTGGATGAAAACATGACACAAGACAAAGCGATTTTAAAAGCAAAAGGACATGTAAAACTTGAACTTTATAATGATAAAGGCGTTTTTTATAAAAAAGAAAAGAAAAACCTTGTTGTTCAATCTGCAAACGAAGTTGTAGCAAACATGATGGCTGATCCTGCAAAACAGCTGCGTGTAAAACAATCAGATAAGGGGGCTTCTGCTGTTTCTGCAAACAGTAGAGCCTTATATCCATTCGCACTTTCTGTACAGCATGAAGAGATTGTACAGGTTGATATGGATTGGGGATCAACAAATACACAAACAGAATTCCAATTAGACTCGTTAAAAGATTTAGTCTCTCTAAGTTCTGTTAAGGTAGGAGAAACAGAACTTGTTATTGATGAACATGTATTTGTTACTGATGAAGTGCTGGGTAAAGTCAAATTTGCAACCGCACCTACTGAAAAGGTAGTATTCAAGTTCCGAAAAATTAAAAATCCATATATGAAAGTTATATCAGGTACAGAGAAAGTTACAGTTGCTGGTGTTGAATGGCAGCGAGCAAGCGTGGCGAATCATGAAGACCGTAAATATCAAGTGGATTACTTAACAGGTGAAATTCTATTCCAGACACCTGTAACGAATGTCAAAGTAGATTATGACTATAATATGCGTTATTGCTTAGGGTTCATGGCTTTAGGTGGCAAGCCGACTGCCAATCACCCTAACTATCAACCTGTTGAATATGGTAACTCAAATAGATTAGATACATTTATGCGAAATGAGTTATCTGGTTCTCGTATGCCAGTTTATTATCCAGCAACCATTTCTAATGGTGCTACTGAAATTGAGCCTGCTATCCCAACTCAACCAATTGCTAATGTGTCAAAAACAAATACAATTGCAATTACTGATAATGGTGATGGGTCTACTAAAAAATTAGTTTATAACCTTCAAAACTTACATGATAGTGGTTCAGGTTTAACAGGACGTACATTACTAGAAATTATTTCTGTGCGAAATGTAACAGCAAACACAGATATTAAAGCGAATGTATCAGTGGTTACAAATGAAACCTCTGGAGTATCAATTCGATTTGCTGATAGTGACATAACTATTGGTCACACAGTTCAAGTAGAGTATCGATTAAAATTAGATAATCGTCATTTAATTTATCAATTAGGACAAGCACCAGTTGTAAAACTTGTAGCTGTTCGTCATATTGATGCAATTGATAGTACAAATGTCCGTGAATATAACATTGTTCAAGATGGATTACGTCCTGGCCAAGGTGATGTTTGGGTATCAAATCCGAATACTGGGCATATTACATTCAGTTCTGAGCCAACAGGTGGTCCAAAAGTACATACACCAGGTCAAATTCAAGTCGAATATATGGTGAATTCAGGCACAACTGTTAAGTTCATTGCGGATTTCCCGAAAGGTACACCAGCCCCATCAATTGAAAAAACGAAAAAAGTAGTTACAGTTGGTGCGGGACAAACATCTATTATCTTAGATGCTGCAATTGCAAAAGAAGAAAATGGTGCTTTCATAGTTCCAGAGGTAATCGTCAATCATTCTGGCACTACAAAAACATTGGAGTCTAATGAATATACAATCTCCTTAGATGGAAAAACAATTACTCCAAATAGCATTAGTACAGGTGACATTGTAACAATTAATCATAGTTATGAAAAAACAACTCATGATGTATATCAAGTTGCTATGTTCGATGAGAAAGTTGACGGAAAAATGTTCAATATCTCTGGTATCGGCCCAGTAACAAAAGATAAAAATACAGGAATGCGTATTACTTGGTCTGTAACATTCTAATAAGGGGGATGTAAAATGGCAACAGTACCTTCTTATGCAACTGACTATATGAAGCGAATCGCCTTTTTGGATGGTCAAGTATTACATGATTTTCACTTAAATATGATGCAAAAGAATATTGCAGAAGCAATTAAGTTAAAAACAACACGAGAGAGATATGATATGTATCTCCTCGTGTCTCCTTATGACATGTATTTTTGTGAGCCTTTTATAAATAATACTGATCGTGATGAAAATAGTACAGCTGCATTAAATACACTAAGTTTTTCTATTAACTCAGGAGCATGGGAAAGCTCTTTATTAGAGTTACCTCTTCCAACAGAAGAAATAAATCTTGTTTCTAATTTTGAAGATTATCCTAACAAAGGGGCGTATGTTAAGTTTTATTTCAGGTCTTCTAAAACCGCTGATTGGCAAGAAATTCGAGTGGATCAGCCTATATTATTAGAAACACCAAGAAAATATATTCAGATTAAAGTAGAGTGTATCTACACAGGGACAGTTCGACCTAGTGTATATGATTTTGCTTTAATGTGGAGATAAAGGGGGAGCAATAAATGGCTTTTGTTAGACAACACCCTGATTATCCTAAGTTCAGAAAAAAGGTCGGAGTAATGCCCGACTTTTCTGGTTCTAAATTAGCTGATCAAGAACAACTAATAGGAGCACAGGATGGTGTAAACCGAAATTTTCGTTTTATGCATATACCACTAAGAAATAGTGAAAAAATATATAAAAATGGTATGAGAATGAAAAGAGCTTCAAACGAAGGCACCGCAGATGGCGATTATTACATTAATTACTTTACTGGTGAAATCTTATTTTCTCCTAGGCAAGTACCTCAACCATCATGCGTCATTGCTGTAGATTACAAGTATACAAGGGAGATGTAAGGTATGAGTATTGTTTATAAAACACTCCCTCATCATACACAAGATAAAGTCCTATTAGATCAAGAAATAGAGATAACATTTATGCTAGATATTAATGTTAATAGTCTTCGTCAGGAGAATATAATTCTATTGAATTTAAGTGAACAAAGAGTAGAACCAGTAAAATCCTCATATAATCGCAAGGTTTTAAAAGTTAAATCTTTAAATCTACTTAATCCCAATAGTCATTATCAACTTCAACTTGTTGGAGGAGAAAGCGGAATAAAAGATATCACAGGCAGAATGATGGCTGAAACATATGAACTGGAGTTTTACACAAAGGATATCATGTCCATTAAACCTCCTACTATTGTTCAACCTAATGATCTCTCTATCGTTCTAGAAAAACCTGAATATCATTTAACTAAAGTAGATGAAGCTCTTTATTATGAATTACAGGTTTCTATGAGTAATACCTTTCATAATTTAATATGGCCTAAGAATAATGAAAAGATTTATGGATTAGAAGATAAAGTGACTACTAAATTAGATGTTGTATATGAAAATGCACAATATTACGCAAGAGCGAGAAGTGTAAATGATAGAGGTGTATGTAGTGCTTGGTCTAAACCAATAAGATTCTACTTTGATGGAAAAATAGAAGCAAATATAGAAATACCAAAAGAAGAGGATATACATATTTCTACAGATGATGAAGTTGTTTTACAGACATTCACTAGAGCAGCAGATCAAGACCAAATTAAAAACTTACAAGATGCATTATCCATAACAGATAATGTTGCTACATCTGATTTAAGTATTAAAGATATAACTCCTATAAATAAATCTGTAAATAATTCATTAGATTCTATTAAAAAAATCACAATTCAGTTCTCTGAAGAGTTAAATAAAGAA